CAAGCTGCTCTTGCCCTTTCTTGTAGCCTTTGCCTGGATTCAGGAAAGAAGTTAACAACCCAGAACCGCCAGCAGCTAAAAGAGCCATAGTAATCGGATCCATTTTATATCCTTACGGGAACGCCGCTGTAGTAAATTGAACTAGCGCACCATTAACTTTGCCAACAAATGCAGGTGGCGCAGAATCGCTGCAATACCACATGCTACCGTCAGGAGAATTCGCCGCCGCTGCAACTATTTCCGCTTGCGTAAACGCCTGAAGTTGCGGCTGGTTTAATCTATCCTGAACAACTCTAATCGTTTCGTTTAGTGTATCAATTAATACTGATAACCACGAGTTAAATTCAAATGAAAAATCATCGCCAGCAAGCGAAACAGAGTCGATTCTATCTAAGAATGTCGACATTAGTTTGCGCCCCCACTTGCTCGTCTAGTGCTTTGAACTGCACCTAAAATGACAATCGGCGCGGAACTAACGCAAACAAGTTTATAGCATCGGTTTCGAGAGGTTCCCAGTTCATCCCATCGCATAATCCAGCGATATTGACCCATGCGTGAAAACTCTCTTAAATCTGCTGATAAAAACGTCACGCCGCCATCATCTGAATAATAAAGCTCAATATGCGGCTTAAACAATGCGTAGTAGTGATTATCGTCGAATGTGGGCGTGTTCCCTTCTTCCATGATGAGGAACACTGGGTCAGTTCCCACCGAATCTTCAGCTATGCAATAAATAGGCGTGTCATCCGGCGCGGCTTCTTCTTTGATAATGAAAATCGTATTATCGAAAGCGGTGTTGTTTTTATAGAAGTCCCTATCACCGAATACAAAGTCAATTTGCACATAATCAGTAATGAATTCGGAATAATCTTCCCTGAATATTTGCTGAGTAGTCAGGGTATAGCGCATCGGAAATTTTGTGAAAGCATTAACCGCCTGAGCGTCAGTATCGGGCGTCCTAAGTTCATTATGATAAATGTTTCCACCCATTTCATATAACGCGCTATCTCCTGAAACCGTAACAATGTGGATATTATTAAAATACACATGTTTTCGAATTCTGTTTCTCTCGCCGTTAAGCTCGATGACTCGGGCCCAGGTTCCCGTTGAGAAGTTGTACTCAATCGCGCTCGCTGAGTCCGTGATATCAAGGTCGCCGAAATTCATGAATGGACCAGCAGAGACACGATAAAAAATAGTATTATCGTACTGATAGATAAAGCCGTCCGTTTCAGAGCTTAGGAATGGGCTGAGACCCTCCTCTTTTACGGAGTTTTCTAGCAATACGTTAATCGCTTGAGAGGAAATATCCATGGGCTGTTGGCCATTTGACATCATAAAGCTTACGAGCCCGCTGCTATTCTTAGCAAGCCAAACCATCCGACCGAAATCAACTGCTAAGCTAAATGGGTCAGCTATGCCGTAATCCCAGTTGTAAGAGGAGCTTAGCTTCCACGGAAATTCACGCGCAACACCGCCCGATATGATTTGCGTTGGAATGTTCGACCAGATGTCTGTCGTAAAGTCCGTGAATATATAAAGCTGATTATGTAATACACAAAACTGGCGGACAACTTCCGAGGCTCTGTTGAATAGAGGTGCGCCATTGACTGTAAAAGCCGTAGCCGGATCGAAAACACCACCTAAATTGATATCGGTAAGGAAATAGTTAGGCGTATCTTTCTGGCTAACGACGAATCTGTTCCCGAATGCTGCGACAAATAATGGTTTTGTTGGAGCGTTAGCATCGGTAACCGCCTGCATAGTTACGTTCGTTCCGTTTTCGGTTATGACATAAACAACGCTCTCGGCTGTCAGCATCGCATAAACGACGGTATCAACGGCAAGAAAATCGAACCATACTTGAGAGTTTAAGGGTACATTTCCTATGACTTTCTCATTGTAGAACCTGTCAACCTGAATGACTCTACTGCCGAGAATGACATACATATAGTTAATCGTTTTGAATACCTGCCGAGGCTCACTCTCATAAACAAGTCGATTCGTCCCGAAATAACTAATATGCTTTCGACCCATCGCAGGGTAAAGCGCTTGCGTTTTCTTCGTATCGGGAACCGAGATCCCATACCAGTTTGCACAATCGCCAGAACCGTACTGTGTAAAGCGTTGCTTATTGTAGTATGCGAATATCGGCAGCGGTTCGACTGGCATTAAATCCCCGCCCTCACTCGCCATGCTCCGTTTAACAAGCTTGCTCTGTCGCCGGTGATGGAAAGATTAACCTCACTGGCTGCTTCCATTTGCATCTTAGATTCTTGATAAAGTGCTTCTAGTTTTTCCGTCCATGCTTCTGCTCGGCCTTTATACATTGCAACATCTCGGGAAACTGCTAACGAGAAAAACCGATAGTAATAAACCGGCAATGTGCTCATGTCATCATTGTCAGTAAGATTCGCAAGTTGAAACTTTCCTCTCAAATTAAATTCAAAAAACTGGCTTGGTGCGGGATAAAGTCGAATCCTAACCACTTCAGTGTCAGGATAAACAATTACAAATCTGGGCAACCCTTCAAGCGGGTCATACTTGAATGATGATAGAAATTCGTCTCTTGATTTATCAATCAAAGGATAAGTCACGCCATCAAGCAAAAGCCATGCGCTATCGAGATTGGCTAAGCGGCCTAACGGTATATCTGGGGTCGGTATAAACGTTGCAGGCCCTACGACAACCTCTTGCTGTCCGACATTTAAATTAACTGCTACCGATTTTGCGATTGTCAGTAGCAAACCGGTAGAAGCGTAATAATCCAAAAGCTGATTAAGGATGAAAATGCCTTGTTTCAGGTCATCCCCGTGCAATGGTTGCGTTGGATTACCAGGATTGATTAACCTGTAACTCTGTCGCACAAACTCGCGGACTGTCTGAACCATTATTCACGACCTTTTTTCTTTGGTTTCGCTACTTCAGTTGCAGGTTTTTGAGGTAACCAAATTCCAGAACTAACGCTCTGCTCGAATTCTGCGTAAGAGTTAACTAATTTTTGTTCGCCGTTTTTGGAGTAAACAAAAGCTCTAAAACCATCCTTTGGAACCATTCGCCCACAGTATAAAAAACACTCGCTCATGAGCGCTCCTTAAAAAAAGCGCCGAGGGCCTATAGGGAGCCCCGACGCAAACCGTTATTAAGAGCGGATTCTGACCGCGAATTCTGGGTTAATTGCGACACCGCAAATAACGTCGATTCGGTCTAATTGCTCATAATTTCGAATGTCAGCACCTAATGTATAAGTCATCGCTAACTTGTACAGGTCGGAATAACGAGTAACCGCTTCAACACCGCCCTTCAATTCTTTGATTGGGGGAGCAGCGAATACAATTGCTTGAGTATGGTAAGCAATCGAAACGTTATGGTCGTCTGACAAGTACAATTGAGCGCCGTTAGGAATAGGAGCTGAAATGTTTTGTCGGGCACCGCTGGTTACAATCGTTGGGCTAACAAGAATGGTTGCAACGCCAGCACCGTCGGAAGGTGTATCTTCTAAAACGACGAACTGAGCACGCTGTGATAATGGTTCATATGTTAATGGGTTTACCATAAACACGCCGGCAGCGTCAGCAACTTCGATGATGTCACCCTTGCGGAAAGCAACCGCTTGGTTAATCACGAGGCCGTTAACGATAATCGTATTACCTGAGCTGATTGGGCCGTTGGTTACGATGCCGCCGAGTTTGAATCCAGCAGGAGCTGCACCAGCTTCGCCGGTTCCGGCGATTTGACGACTTAAGAAGTTAGTCTTGAAGAAGTCAAATCCGCTCAAATGACCGATAAATCCGTCAATCAATGCCCCGGTATTGATGGAGTTATTGAATACGGTATATAAATCGTTTGATAAGCTTGCAGCGGTACGGGGCGCAACAGCACAGTAGCGCTTTCCATCTTCTGGGATTGCGAGTTCTGTCATGTAGGCATCGGCAGTTAAAATCGTATTAAAGTCGACTGGAACGCCAGGAGTTCCGACAGCTTGATAGGTCTGGAGCTGGAAATTGTCCTGAGCAATAAACTTTTCTACCAAGTTGGCAAGGCGTTTAGCGCGAGGAGCGTTAGCCATTTCGAGGTAAGGCTCGTCTCGTGCGTGGTCAAACGTCAGTTCGAAACCAGAGTATTCAACCATGGTTCGGAATTGCTTGGTAATGGAAAGAGGGCGAATAACTTGAACGCGAGCTTCAGATACCGCTGTGGCACCTTCACCAGCTAAATAGCGTTCTTCCAGACGATAATCAATCGTTTGGCCGGTTGCGAATTTGAGGTTTTTAAAATCGCCTTCGATGTTTCTGTTTGCAGTTCGTGCAAAAGCAAGAGAATTCCAGAACCTCACGTACACATCGTCTAGTACATACTGAGTTTCCCTGAAAATATTAGGCATTTTGTATCTCCCATCAAACAAATAATGATAAAAGCTGAAATAATCAGCAAGTATTACTCTTCTGTCCGACGGTCGACAAAACTTACACGTCTTTGCTTAGTTGACGGAAACCAAGACTGGAGATACGCGTCATTAGTGAATATACACGGTTTAATTAATTGATCAAGTGGTATAATTAAGTTTCAAGCCTAGGGTAGCTCCCGAACGTCAGAAAACCTTGTCTGACTGGCTTGTCTAATCAACAAGGAAACACTTAAGGGGTGCTTTATGACTACCAAATCAAGAATACTTAAAAATTATAGGCAATGTCATGTTTCAAACTGCAAAAATAGAGTTTGGACAGGCGGTTACGTATGTCCAACTCATCGAGCAAGAATGAAAGCTCACGGAAGTTATGATTTGCCTTCTCACAAGGGCCCACCAAGCACCCTAAATATTGAAAAGCCCCCTGAATGGGCTGCTGGTAAATGCAAAAAACATGGCTACCTTCGAGAAAATCAAATGTATTATAGTTCTACCAGCAAAGGAAAATACAAAACAAAGGGATGCCGTACATGCACATTAGATCGCAACATAATAAAGAATTATGGCTTAAAGGGCGGCTTGGCTGAATATCAAGAATTGGCGGCTAAGCAAGATAATAAATGCGCGATATGCAAACAACCCAACACTTCTCTAACTAATGACAGGACGCAATATAGAAAACTCGCCATTGATCACTGTCATAAAACTGGAAAATTTCGCGGCATAATCTGCGTTCATTGCAATAGCGGCCTTGGTTATTTTAGAGATTCACCTGAATACCTCCAATCTGCTATAGATTATTTAAACAATACGTTATAATTTCTTCGCCCTTGTTTGAGTCCAGGTTAATTAAGTCAACTCCTTCGTTAACTCCTTATTGAAGCAAGGGCGGCCTATGCGGAGGTAGTTTAAGAGCCTTTCTGGGTGCGCGCGCTCGATAGGATTAGAACGCGGAGCCTTGCAAAGCCCCGAAATCTTGGTGGAAATCCAAGCCTCCACGCCTTTATTGAAGTAAGAGCGCATCACCAAAATAATCAATCACAATCTCTTTTGCCTCTTCCCAAGTGTGAGCAATCTTAACGATATAATGTCGCTCTCGTAAGATGTTATGGATATGCAATTGATGAGGCGTGGGTTTTCCTTTTTTACTTTTCATCTCAATAAAGAGGCCACCAAAAAACTCAAACTCGATAAATTCTTCCATTCCAACGCCTAGTCGACGCTTGAATTTATGATGTTCAATTCTTTTCGGGACAGCTAAAAATAAATCTGGATAACCAGGCGTTAATCCCATCTGCTTGAGTCTAGCCATTCGCTTCGGCCCGATGTTCTCGCCGAAACTAGCGAACGTTAAAAGCTCTCTGTAGGCGGGATATTGATAGCGGAACCAGGACACGAAAGCGACCTGGTTTTGTTCTTCTTCCCTATTCTTCATCGTCTACGTTGATTGTTGAGTTTAGCCCTTCTCTTTGCTTCATCTTTGGCTATCAAGTCCTCAATGCTGGGCTGTTTGTCAGATTTATGCGGAATAGGCGAATCTTCCTGAGTTCGGCCCACTGGTTTTGGCGCTTTTGTTGTCGGCTTTGTTTGCTTCATGCGTTCCTCTAGTTTTCCTATTTCGACTATTTGCGCGTAAGGGTCGGCGATGTTTGATATGCGCTGCAGCTCTTGAGGTGCTCGTTTGCTCGCTGCATAGATAAACGCCGCTGGGTCTTTGAGTCCACGAGTTGCCATCATCATCGTATTGGTGATTGGCATTTTCCCTGCGACATCGTTAAAGTCCTTAAAGCGAGAGATTCCGCTCTCAAACTTAGCTTGAAACTCTTCCATTGCCCTTTGTTCTTGCATTTGCTGGGCTTGCTGAGTTTGTCTTTGAGTACGCTTATCGAGAGTTTGTTCGACAAAAGCCTCTAACTGTTGTTGCCAACTTTCTGGGCTGTCAGCGTCATAGTTAAAGTTTTGCTGAGCTTGCTGGACTTGCTGCTGAGTAGGCTGCTGTCCGTTTTTCTCCATACGAGATAGGCGCTCTCGAATTGTGCGATTTATGCGTTCGTTGACTTCGTCTTCTGTGTACATTTTCGGCGCTGGCTTATCATTGCCGTACTCGTCCACCTCTTTAGCAACCTCGGTTTGCTCTGGCGCTTCATTGCTTGCTCCATACTCATCAGGTTGAGTTTCTTCGCTGGCTGATGTTTCACGCGAAACACTTTCAACCTCTACAACATCGGGCGAGTCGGCTACATAATCATCACCGACTGATTCGGGACTTCTGGGCAGATTAGCTGGATTCTGTCCCATCAACACATCATCAATACTACTTGTTTCGTGCGCCATAAATTTCCTTATTTCTGGTTGTTATATCGTGCGTCAAAAGTTTGGTTAAATTATCTGCGTGAGAGATAGCGTTATCACTTCGCGTTCTGTCAGTTTCGGCAAGGTAACGCAGCTTGGCTTCTTCCAACTGGGCGGCAAGCTCAACTTCTTTCATTTGAAGTTCCATTTGAGTTTGCTCAAGCTTCGCCTCAGCTTCTTTCATCTTGATTTGAAGTTTCTCGCGCTCGATTTCAATTTGCTGTTGCTTGAATTGAATCTCGGCCATGATTGCTTGGTCGGCTGGGTTAGGCTGTTGGGCCTTCTGAGGCATCTGACCAGTTTTGCCCGCTTCAAGGATTTCAGGCGGCACGATTGTTTTAAGACGGTTTTTAATCTCAATTGTGTTCGTGAGCGGTAAATTCTCCGCATACAGGTCAGCAAATAGGTTGAGCAATTGCGGATTAGCTTGCAGAACCATATTGAGAGATTGAAGTGCTTGTTCCTTTTGACCCTCGTAGCTTGGGCCCGCTTGCAGCCTGACTTCGAATGAACCTTTGCGTAAATCATTTTTTATGTGTTCTCCATACTCATCCATGTGCTGGTTAACAGTAATATTTTGCCGACCTCTATCGGGCGTCATCAGGTTTAATACGCGTTCAGTATCGTAAACACGCGGAATCATCTGGTTAACGATTTGACCGCCTGCGGTGATTGCTCTATTGATAGAGTTGAACGCAACATACGTCGGATAGTTTCCTTGACGTGTTCGAGCATCAATTGCCGCTCCTGACACCTCGTTGCCTTCTTGTCCTAATCGAGTTGGGTACAAGCCTGTACCTGTATAAAGGTCTTCAATTGCTCTTTGATATTGATGCATTAAACTTTGAGACAGTTCTGGCGGCCTAAGTTGTTCTGGCTTAGCTCCTGATGGTGACTCGTCATAATAGAGCATGCCCTTAACATTTTGAGGGTCTTTCCACTGCGCTTGCGTGTCGAGTCCTTGGGCATTCTTTTTCGAGCCGATAAATTGGTCATACCTTGATATCTTTAATAAGTAAGCGGATTGAGTTCCGAGATAATTGATGTAACGCTGAGCGTCGACGACATCTTGAATGAATGAGCGACAGACTTGTTTGCCATTTTTATCATAAAAACTATGCTGGTCGACGTATACAATAGGCAAATCTTCAGCGGGAAATTCACTTTTATCTAATATATAGTCGCCCGCAATCTTATAATGCATGATTTTAGAGCGCTTGTAAGGACGAGAATCCTCGATGCGAACAGGCTTGCCATCATCATAAATTGGCCCTTCTTCCTCTTCTTCGACATCAAGGCCACCATCCTCATATGGAGTTATTTCCTGTTGTGGCATTTGCTCAGGCGGTTGCATTTGGGCCATGCTCTCCATGCCCACTTGAGGATTCTGGCCCATTTCGCTCGTTTGCTGCGACATTTGGTGGAATTGTTGCTGCATCCCTTGTGGCCCAATACCTGACAGCCCCCCCAAAGCTTGCATTAGCTGCATGTCAATCTCAGGCGCTTTATTACTCGACGCCCCTATCATTTCCTCTAACTCTTCTTGGCTAACGCTTCTACCGTTCGACAATTTATAGAGCATGTCGTTTTCATATCGGCGCACATAGTAATCAATGATTGTTATAGCTTCATCATCAGACCATGAGAAAGGATTCTCACTTGTATCCGGCTGAACCATTAGAGCGATTTCTTCTTTGTCTTGCCCTGGTTTGCTGTCTTTATATATTTTTTCTTCGAGGTCCCGTCCGTAAACGCTTCGAAACTTCTTGCGAGTCATCCGTGAAATGTAGCCCGCATGCATGCCATCAATCTTGTTAATATGCTCCGCGCCTACATCCCAAAATGCTCGCGTGCTATCCTTAAGGGACCTATAAACTATATCTTGGTCAAATGACATTTCGTGCGTGTAGTCAGTATCAATAATGAAGGAACCAAAACCACCAACAAACGCATGCGAGGCAGCTACTTGATAAACCGTTTTTGCGTCAGTCGAAAGCATCATGTCTTTAACTATCATTTGTCTGATTTGAGATGTCTCTTCATCACAATTGGATAGCGGAACAACTTCAATCTGAGGAGTGTTTTGCTGCTGCTCGCCAAGTAGTGTATTCGTTAGTGTGGCAAGCTTATTGAACTGCAGGGGCACCTTATTAAGTGTCTTGATAAGCATGTCTTCTTCTTCATCTTTCCATTGCTTACCCAAAACGAATTGATGCATCTCGTGATATTGGTCAATATTATATTTGAAATATTCTCGCCATTTCTCAACAGCAATTCTCGCCTGTCTTGCGAGTTTTTCAGCCTTTTTGACCATGATTCACCTCAGTTAAATAAACATGCCTGCCGCATCTGCGGAAATGCGGTTTTGCACAAATCCGCTTGTCTGCAAATAATCACCTACCGCAAAAGTAAGCGCGAGTGCATCTGCCGTATCTGGCGATTTCATGCCCCGTTTTCGTAAATCGTCTTTCGATTCGATGAGAAGTCGACCGGAACTGTCGAATTTGTATCCGAGTGATGTCAGGTCGCCCAATAGCTCGTCACTATCAGGTATCTGCACGGGTAAATCCTGGGCAAGCCACTCCCGCATGTCGTGCCAGAGTTCGGCTCGAAGGTTCCTAAATTTATCTTTATCATTAGCACTACGAGCGACATTGACGCCCTCAACCTGTTCATATCCAATCTCTAAAAGTCTATCCACAATCCCAGCGCCTATTCCGATGCAGTCGATGCACACTTTAGCCGGTCGTTCTCTATCTATAATTCGGCGTATCAAGCCGACGGTTTCCATCGTGTTTAAGTTGTAATGCGTTTCTAGGTTGTAAACCAATCGGCCTTTTCGTCTTATCACTGCCGTTCTGTCGTGGTCTGTTATTGCAGGATCAACACCGATAACAAGAGGAGACGCGCTTTCGACTCGACCCTTTCGAGCCTTGTTCACTAAATGAACATGGATGAATCTGTCGGCGACTGGGTTTCGGAATGCCTCTAAAGCGGTCATCGGGTATTCGACGCTAAACAGTTCGACGGCTGTAGCGTGGTCATTGCTAAATTCGAGGAGCTTTCGGCGTCGCCAGTAAAGATGCTCTGTCGTTAAACCGCTATCGCCATACTCTTGCAAAAGATTATGCTCTTCATCTGATAGCGATGATTCGCCCTCTCGCAGTGTGCTTTTATATTCATGCTGCCAAAACCATGGCACGAAAATAGCCTGAAAGTCAGATTGACCTGACGTGGCGGCCATCCACATATTGTAAAAATAGTTTCCAATTCCATTGGCCGTAGACTCCATCAGAATTTCTGTGCCAGGCTCGTTAGATACCGCCTGTAAAATTCCTTTGGCATGCTCTTCCGCATGAGGATAATAAGCAGCCTCTGACGCATGCATAAGCTGTATTGTTTGAGAACGACCGACGGCCTTATTTCCGGCTGTCCCGACTGAGTACCCTGAATTAAGAGATTTAAAATTAAGCTCTTTGGCATTTGAGGCGTCTGATTTTGGAGCCAATCCTTCAGGAAGCGAGTCGTAATAGCGTTTAGCCATGTCAAATAGATTCTTCGTAGCCTCAGCCTCATGCGTGAGAATAAAGGCTTTCTTTCCCGTCTGGGTGATGACTTTGTGGAAATAACGGGCTTGAACATATGTAGAGCACCCTTGTTGTCGTCCTTTCAAGATCAAGGCTCTTACTTTCCCAGTTTCTTTCAATTGAGTTTCGAGGCGGTCATGAATGTAAAGTTGAGCCCTATTAAGCTCGAACTTTTTAATCTCGCCTGATTTAGTTCTAATGGATAGAAAATTGCTCGCAAATAAAGGCAATGATTCGACGATTTCTAGCAACTGCTTTTTGTTCTTCATTTGCCATCTTTTTTCATCGCTAAGAGTTGCTCAATAACAGACCAAGCCTTTTTATCATCG